AAAACTCTCAAAACTCTCAAAACTCACAGAATGGGGATAATTCTCAAAATGGGGATAATTCTCAAAATGGTGAAAATTCTCAAAATGGAGATAGCTCACAAAATGGAGATAGCTCACAAAATGGTGATAGTTCTCAAAATAAGCTAACTGATAGTGATGAATTTCAGAAGGCACATGAGACTAAGAACAATGATTTTGATGATACTAAAGGTAAAGAGATTGCTGATAAGATGGTGAGAGATGCCGCTAAAAAAGTTCAAGAGGAATTAGATAAGGATGAGACATTAGCAAATACTAATAGTGATTCTTTAGATAATTATAAAGACTTTGGTGCTGGTGCTATGACTACACTATTTAAGAGTACAGGTATGGTTGCTGATTGGAAAGTCAAATTAAATAAATTATTTAGGATGGCTTTAGGTCAGAGAGTATTTATGAATCCTGATATGATTAATAAGCGTATTGAGGATGCACCACCTGGAAGAGAAGATATAGAGTCTACAATGATTAAGGTAGGTATATTACTAGACTGTTCATCATCTATGGGTGGTTCTGCTTTCAAAAAGGTTATCACGCAGATGGATGCTATGATACGTGCTGATAAGGGTATGAAAAAAGTACAGTTTTATATTATGCCATTTTCAGAATGGTCTGTAGAAGAGAGCATTAAACTTATGAAGAGGTGTAAAGGTACACAATTAAAGCAGACTTTATTGACTTTTGGGCCAAAAGGTTCTACTTATATAACAAATGCTGTTGAGGCATTGATGAGGAAGATTAAGAATCCTGATACTGTTATTGTTATGTCAGACTGTGAAATATGGGATGATGATGCTTTTGCTAGAAATTCATATTGTAAAAAGTTGGTTACTAAATTCAGAAAACGCTTAATATGGGTTATGCCTAGTAAGAGTGGGATAGGTTATATGGCTAAATTCGATAAATTCGCTAAAAAAGAAGATAGGTATTTAGTCTTTAAAGGTGATGGGGATTAAAAATCACATTATTTTTATGTGTTACTTATATATTAAATTGTACTAAGTGTGATATGAATGTTGCACTTAGTACAAACATATTAATTTTAAATATTAATTTAATATATAGTTTTAGTAATAACTCATCAACAGTTTGTAATATTATTTATAATAATATAGATATTTGTTGTAGTTAATGTTTTGTATATGTTGGTAATTAGGGGATAGATATTTATATTATGGGTAATTTAGAGAAACAATACTTATCAGATACGAGTGTTTTTGATAGGTCGCTGTATGAGAGTTATGAGCCTGATACAAAATTTGATGGTTCAAATAATGCAGTGTTGCGTATTATCCGAGGACCATTAGCAGAGTGGGATAAGTTAAATCGTAATGGTAGGTTATATTCTGAGAAGTTGTGGGATAGGGTGTTAGAAACACCGTATGTTAAAGAACAGCTCATGTATAATACACTTTTCGGTGAGGCTAATCACCCAGTAGATAGAATGGAAGTAGATTTTGAGAGGGTTTCTCATAGAATTGCTAAGATGTGGAAAGTGCCACAATCAAATCAAATTTATGGTGAGATTCATATTTTAGATACTCCTTTTGGTCGGATTATAAACACATTGTATGAAGCTGGTGGTGTTATTGGATATTCATCAAGGGCTGGTGGTGCTTTACATCAACGTAAGGATTATATTGAAGTAGATGAAAATCAATATAATTTTGTTACATTCGATGCAGTTCCATTCCCATCTGTACAATCTGCTAGACCTAGTGATTTTGTAACAGAGGGTGCTGAAATTCAAAAACACGCTTTAACAAAAGATGTTCATAATGCTCTTTTTAAGATTATTAAAGAGTGTGATGAAAAAGACTTTAATAATATTAAGTCTTTTATAAATAGCATTGAGGGTTATGATTTAACACCTGAAAAGTTATTACTTGAAAGTGTTGAAAATATAACTTTTAATAGTGGTGATGAAGAAGTTATTGTCCGAGACACTATTGAGGACAATAAGGAAGAATCGCTTGTAGATACTTTACAAAGTACTTTACAGTCAGTTAAGGCTCAAAAACAATCTTTAGAGAAAGAGAATAGAGGTTTAAAAGATAGCTTAAATAATGCTTTAAATAAAATCTCAACTGTTCTACAGGATGCTAAAGATAAAGAGGTTGCAACACAAGATGAGATTTCAAATCTAAAAGACACTATTGCAAGAAAAGAAGTTAAAATCAATGAGTTGCAAGAAGAGATTGATATGTTACAAGATGAACTTGATAGTTTACAAACTGTCGAGGAGGCTTGTAAGGCTTTGAAGTATCAAAACTCTACTTTACTTAAAGAGGGTGTAGAAGATAACAATAGGGAATTAGAATCAAAGTTATCTGTTAAAGAGGAAGAAAACAAATCTTTGTTGAAAGATAATAAAAATCTTTCAAAAGAAAAAGAAGAGTTACATTCTGAATTAAAAGAGGCTTATGGTGAGATTGCTGATACTGTTAAAGATATTAATAGTAAGGATGCTATTATTAAGGCACAACAAGATACTATTAATTCTTTAAAGAGTGATGTTAAGTCTACACAAGAAGAGTTAGATAAGGTAGATGAGGATTATCAAAGTGCTTTAGATAGACGTGATAATCAAATTGAGCAGTATGAGGAAAGAATTAAAGAGTTAGAAGATAAGATTAGGGAATTGAGTTCAGAGGTAGAAGATATCGATGAGTCATATTCAAAATCAAAATCATACAATAAATCTTTAAAAAATGACTTAATTTCAGTTATTGCCGGTAATTATGGTTTAACTAATGAAAGTGTTAAAGCTAAGTTACCTGTAGGGTTTGGTAAGTCAGAAATTTATACTGTATGTGAATCAATGAGTCGCAATAGTAGTAAAAATTTAATAAGTAATTCTATTGTAGATACTCAAATTGTTAATGAATCGACTAAAAATAAGGTTACTAATAGTCATTCTAACAGTAGGGGTAGTAGGTTAAGTGAAATAATCTCTACAAATAGAAGGGGTTAGAGTGATATATTAGTTTTTAGTTGATAGTCTATATGTTAAAATAAAAATTTTATGGGGAAAGTTATTAATGAAAACTAATATTTATGAACAGTACCGTCCATTGTTGGAATCTTGGAAAGGTTATACTGATGTTGTAAAACAGCACGTAGATGGTTATTCCGATGTAGAAGCTACTCAATTATCTATGTTGCTTGAAAATACTAAATCTGAATTGGAAATGACAAAAGGTCGCATGATGAATGGCACAGCTATTCATGAAGGAACTGATATTTCTATGGTGAACACATTTACATCTAATGTGTTTGATATTATCACAGCTGTCATGCCAAACTTGATTGCGAATGATATCGTCAGTGTTCAACCTCTTGACCGTAGGAATGGACAAGTATTCTTCTTGAAATTCACTTATGGTAATAATAAAGGTGCTATTAAAGCTGGTACTGATATGATTTCTTCTCAACGTGGTTTCGTTGGTGGTGATTATAGTGGTGAACACGTAAGTGGTGAATCATTGACAATCACTTCTAATGCAGTATCTCAAAAAGTATTGCATACTCCAATTAAACCTGGTACATTCCGTTTGACTTCACCTGATAAAATCGGCGATGAATTATTGGATGTTCCTAATGCAGATGGTATCACAGGTACTATTACAGATACTGCATCTACTGGTTTGGGTGCTGGTACTGTAAACTATGTTACTGGTGAAATTACATTAACTGGTGTAACAGTTGCACATCTAGAAGCTGATTTTGATTATGACCAAAATAGTTTCGATGCTCCTGTAGACCAAGTTGATGTACGTGTGGTTTCTGAGCCTGTAGTTGCTCGTCCACGTAAATTAAAATCCGTATATATGTTCGATAAAACTTGTGCATAATAGTTTTCATTTATGCAATGTCGCCTTATCATAGAAATATGGTGAGTGATAACTCTACGAATTGCTGGGAGTTCCTAAAGTATAACACACTACAACGTAACTCGAAAGGGTAAGCGTGAAAGTTGCG